TTTCTTCCTCCTCGTTCTTCAAAGTCTTTGATATGTTCAAAACTATTTCCTGCATGGTATATGGGTAGACACGCAAACCACGAGATACTAAGTGTAAGTCACAGTGATCAGCTTGCCAGTGACTTTGGTCGTTCTGTGAGAGACATAATAAATAATGAAATGTTTAGTATGATCTTTCCAGATGTTAAACTACGAAGTGATGTTAGGTCTGCTGGTAAGTGGCAGACAAATAAAAACGGTGTGTATGTTGCTGCTGGAGTCAGAACACAGATTGCTGGTCGTGGTGCTCACGTTGCTATGCTTGATGATGTGATGTCAGAGGAAGATGCATTCAGTGAAGCAGGAAGAAGATATATAAAAGAATGGTATCCTGCTGGATTACGAACACGATTAATGCCGAATGGTTCTATTGTTATTATTAACACACGATACCACGAAGATGATATTTGTGGTTGGTTATTAGATGCAGAAGCAAAAGCAGATGAAACAGAAACAATAATACATCAATGGGAAGTTATAAAGATCCCTGCGTGGCTTGATGAAGATGCAGCTAATCTTCTCCGTCTTCCCGTAGGAACAAGTTACTTTCCAGAATGGAAACCAGACAACTTATTAAAGGTTGATGAAGTAGAGATTAAAAGACACAACGGTACAAGATACTGGCAGTCTTTGTATATGCAAGATCCTACACCAGATGAAGGCGGTATAATTAAAAAGGGATGGTTCAAGATGTGGCCTCACTCTGAACCGCCTGATTGTGAGTTCATAATACAAACAATGGATACGGCTTTCTCTGCAAAGACTACGGCTGACTATTCTGTTATGCAGACATGGGGTATCTTTGAAAGATTTGAAGTTGACAGTGCAGGAGTTGAAAGACTTGTATCTAATTTAATTTTATTAGGAAGTGTACGTAAAAGATTTGAGTATCCTGAATTAAGATCGACAGCACAAGAAGAATATGATAAACATAAACCTGACGCTATAATGATTGAGAAGAAAGCTTCTGGACANTCACTGTTACAGGATTTGCGTAGAGCAGGTCTGCCTGTCTTGGAGTATACACCTGATCGTGATAAGGTAAGTAGAGCTACAGCATCTACTCCTTTTTTTGAGAGCGGAAGAATATGGCTACCTGATGGAAAAGATTGGGCTTTGGAATTAATAGATGAGGCTTGCAGTTTTCCAAATTCTCGCTATGATGATCAGGTAGATGCAATGGTAATGGCAATACTTTATATGAGGGACTCGTGGTATGTATCACATGACAACGATCCTAACTATGACGAAGATGATGAAATATACCAACCACCTCGTAAAGGGTATTGGAATTTTTCACCTAAATCTTATATATAAAACATCAAGGATGTAAATCTATGGCAATTGAGCGAAATCCTCTTCTAAGTTTAGTAGGTGGTACAGGTGTACCTGAAGATCAAATAGTCTCTGAAGATATAGAAATAGAGATAGAAGATCCAGATGATCTTGAAGAACTAGGTCTAGATTCTTTACCATTAGAAATGGATGCAGGTGCAGAAGATCACTATGCTAACTTAGCTGAGTATATAGATGAAGAACGATTAGATGAGATTGGTCTTGAAGTCTATGAGTCCTTTGATGCAGATAGAGAATCAAGATCAGAATGGGAGTCAACGTTTGAACGTGGGTTTGATCTTCTTGGTTTAAAGTTACAGGAAACCACAGAACCTTTTGAAGGATCTTGTACTGCTGTATCTCCTCTTATCATTGAGTCTTCTGTTAAGTTTCAATCAAAAGCATCTATAGAATTGTTTCCTTCAGGAGGTCCAGTACGCACACAGATTATTGGAGATCCCAGCGAAGAAAGAGAAGCACAGTCTACCCGTGTACAAGATTTTATGAACTATCAATTTACTGAGCAGATGCCAGAATATTTTGATGAGTTTGAAAAAATGTTGTTTCACCTACCCTTAATAGGTAGTGCTTTTAAAAAGATGTATTATGATCCTTCACTAAGAAGGCCAGTTTCTGAGTTTATACCTATTGATCAGTTTTATGTTTCTTATCATGCATCTGATTTACAGAAAGCAGAAAGATATACGCACGTTATCTATCGTTCTATGACAGAAATGGAACGCGATATTGTTAATGGAATGTATTTAGATGCTGATATTGGAGATCCTAGCACTCCTGATCCTACATCATTTACAAGTAAAATAGATTCTATCATGGGTATTAGCCCTGCTGAAGACTGGGATCAACAATATGTTCTACTTGAACAACACTGTTACCTTAACTTACCAGAACCTTTTGAACATCCAGATGATATATCTCTTCCTTATGTTGTTACTGTTGATCAAAAAAGTCAAAAGGTTATAGCAATTAGACGTAACTGGTCAAAGGAAGATGTAACACAAGCAAAGCAAACTTACTTTACACACTATAAATTTGTTCCCGGTTTTGGTTTTTATGGTCTTGGTTTAATCCATTTACTTGGTAACCTTGCTATGAGTGCGACATCTGCTCTACGTAGTTTAGTTGATGCTGCTCAGTTCTCTAACCTTCCCGGTGGCTTCAAAGCTCGTGGTGTACGTATTGTAGGCGGTAATGATCCTATTGCTCCCGGAGAGTTTCGTGAAGTAGAAGCAACAGGTTTAGACTTACAGAAGTCTATTGTACCTCTACCTTATAAAGAACCTTCTCAAACTTTATTTAATATGCTTTCTTGGATGACAGGAGCAGGACAGAAGTTTGCAGACAGTACAGAACAGATTGTTAATGAGTCATCTAACTATGGACCTGTTGGCACAACAATGGCTCTTATTGAGTCATCTGCTAAGTTCTTTAGTGCAATTCATAAAAGACTTCATAAAAGCCAACGTGATGAGTTTCGTATTCTTTCTAAAATTAACTTTGAGTTTTTACCTGATGAATATCCTTATGACGTACCTAATGTCACTTCTGCTGTATTTAAGTCTGACTTTGACGGCAGGGTTGACGTTATTCCTGTTTCTGATCCTAATATTCCTTCTGCTGCCCATCGCTTGTCTATGGCACAAATGGTTCTGCAACTCTCCTCCCAAGCCCCACAAGGAATGTACAACATCCAACAAGTACATCTCTCGATCCTAAAGGCTGCTAATATACAGAATCCTGATAGGTTCTTTACACCACAACAACAACCCAAAGCACATGATCCAATTACGGATATAGAGTTAGTTGTTAAGGGTATGCCTATTCAAGCATTCATGGAACAGGATCATGCTGCACATATTGCTGTAAAGACTGCTTTCATTGAAGATCCTACATTAGGTAAGACAGAAATGATGGCTCCTGCTGTCCCTGTTCTTCAAGCAAACATACAACAGCATATGGTTATGCAGTATCAACAACAGATGCAAGGGCTTATAAACACTGCTCAACAAGGACAACAAGGACAGGTTTCTCCTGAAGTAATGAGTCAGCTTTCAATAGATGCTGCTGAGAAAGTACTTCAAGCTAATATCGGAGAAGCGGATGAAAACTCTTTAGAGAATCAGAATCTACTTCTTGAAGCAGCTAGACTTGACCTAGATCAACAAAAACTACAGATGACTGCAACAAAAGATTCAGCAGAGCTTTCTATAAAGAACCGTGAGCTAGATCTAAAAGAAATGGGCGTTAAGCTTGATGCAGCAAATAAAGTTGCAACAAGTGAACAAAATAAAATGGATGCTGAAATCCGTGATGATGCTTCTATACGTACTACTAACGCTAAGTTAACTGTTGAGTCTCTAAAGAACCTTGCTAAAGAACGTGACCTAATGATTGACAAACGTATGAATGAAGATCGTTATGCGTCTGGGGGAACAGTGGGTCTTGCAGAAGGAGGACTACCTTTTGAAAAAGATGAACTGTTTCAAGAGTTTTTATCTGCACGAGGAGGCAGAGAAGGTTTTGAGAATAACCCAATAGGAGATGCTCTTGAAAGTTTCTTTGCTAAAATTGGAGGTGGTAGAGAACGAACTGTAGATGAACAAATTGCAGATGCTTATGAAACATATAAGATGGAGTTAGCAGACACTGATAATCCTTATGACACAGATCGTCTACAAGCTTTACTTGCTATGGAAAATAAATATAAGTCAGAAACACCAACAGTAGAATCAGACTTACAAGTATTTGATGAAGATACTATTGAAGTAGGTGATCAACCTATTCCTCTTGCTTCTGAAAGAGAAGATAAAACTTTATTAAGTAAGATGACAAAAGAACGTATACCTGAAATACAAAAAGGAAAACTAAGACCTGTAGAAAAAGAAACAAATGAAACATTTAATTTGAATAGAACAGAAGTTCCAAAACTAAATACTGAAGTTATTAGTGAGTCCTCTGATGTTCCTCCTTCTGGACCAATGAAAAACATTTTAGAAGAAGTAGAAAAAAATGAGACAGAAGAAAATTTTACAGATAGACTAAGGGCTGTTGATGAATCAATTAAACTAAATACAACAAAAGTTCCAAAACTAAATACTCAAGTTATTAGTGACTTACCTGATATGCCTACTACTTCTGAACCAACTAAAATTGGAGAAGATTTCACAGCTACACCAGTTTCTATTGACTCTAAAGTAGAACAAGACATACTACCAAAAAACATAGCTCCTATTGAAATGAAACCAAGTATGGTAGGAAGCACACCTAAACCTGTTTCTTCATTTGAACCCGGAAGTGTGTTAGGAACTAGTGGTCCTAAAAAAGTAATGGGTAGAATGGAAAGTCCTATTCCCGGAATGAAAAGAGTTTTTCAAAAAGTTGATCAAGCTCTTCCAGAAGTACAAAAAGAATTATTTAAAAAGTCGAGGTTTAATATGAAAGGTTTAGATAAGTTTAATAAAAATGCTAATCCAGAAGATGTGGTAGCTCAATTTGAAAAGTTTAAAGGAGACAGATACTTTGCTACTGACTTTGAAGAAAAAGAAGGTCTTTATACTGTAGGCTTTGGTGACACTCAATCTAAGAAAAAGAAAGTCACAGAAGAAGAAGCAATGGGTGATTTAAAGAAAAGGCTAGATAAAGTAGGAAAAAAAGTAGACGATATTGTAAAAGTACCTTTATCTAAAAATCAAAGAACAGCGATTATATCTCTTATTGATAACGTAGGTATAGGTGCGTTTCAAAGAAGTAATGCTCTTAAAGCTTTAAATGAAGGGGATTACGATGAGTTCCATAACCAAGCTTTTTCTTTTGAAAATGGATTTGTAAACCAAAATGGAAAACCGCTTAAAGGTCTTGTAAGACGTAGAGCATCTGAAGGAAACTTATTTAAGTTAAAATAATATGTTATATTCTTTTATTATTGTTTGTATTTTAAACAGTCCAACAGAATGTCCAGTAAAATTTGAGGACGAGCTTGGACCCTATAACACGACAGCAGAATGCTATCTTAGAGGTGCAGAAATGATTGCACTTATTTCTCATAAGTTTCCTATATCAGCAGCAACTGCAAGTTGTGTATTAAAACAAAAACAAGATAAGGTAGAAGAGAAGGCTACTTAATATATAGGAGAGTGATATGGAGATAGACGCTAAATTAATAATTACTGTTGGCGGTATGTTAATATCAATAGTATCGGCAGCAACAATAGTAAAACAAAAACTGGGTTCTGTTATAGAACAACTAAATGATATTAAATCTGATTACGAATCTAGATTAAGAGATTTAGATAAACGAACAGATAGACAAGAAAATGCTATTGATTTAAATGCTCAGAAAACAAATGTACTTTCTAATATACTTTCTCCAGAACGTTTAGAAAAAAATAATAGAGAACTTGAGCGAATACTTGTAATGGCTATCTCTAATGGAGATAGATTAACAAAAATAGAACGTATGCATAATGGAAAACATCCACCAGTAGAAGGTTAAAATGTCTGTAGCTACTAAAAGAGATCCTAAGAAATGGGCTGCTGCTAAAGCAAGAGCAAGAAATAAAATGGGTGGTCATTCAGCAAGAGCAATGCAGTTGGCTACTAAGTATTATAAAGATGCAGGTGGAACATACTCAGGTAAAAAGAAACCAAGTAATAAGTTAAGTAAATGGAGTAAACAAAAATGGAAGACCAAATCAGGAAAACCATCGAAGAAGACAGGAGAAAGATATCTTCCAGAGAAGGCAATAAAAAAATTAACAAACAGCGAGTATGCAGCGACCACGAAAGCAAAAAGGCAAGCGAGTGCTGCCGGAAAGAAATACTCTAAGCAACCAAAAAAGATAGCAAAGAAAACAAAAAGATTTAGGACGGCATAGTATGTTTATAGATATTATTATCTACTTATTAGTAATACCTTTTTAAATGTCAATAGACTATAGTATTATAAAACCAGTTAAAAAAGATTACAAAGATTGGAATACGTGGTGGCAAGATCACTGTAATTATTTAGTACAAAGATACAGGAATACTTATGGCACGGAAAAAAAGTAACATGAAGGGCATGAGCATTAAGAGTGGGGATAAACGTCCTACAAAATCTGGTGCAGGGTTGACAGAGAAGGGTGTAAAGAAGTATCGTAGACAAAACCCCGGAAGTAAATTAAAAACTGCTGTCACGGGTAAGGTAAAACCGGGAAGCAAGTCTGCTAAAAGACGTAAGTCATATTGCGCTAGATCAGCAGGACAGATGAAGAAGTTTCCTAAAGCAGCTAAGAACCCTAATAGCAGATTAAGACAAGCTAGAAAAAGGTGGAGATGTTAAAGTANTATGTTATCAGATTTAGATGAAATAAAAAATATAATACAAAAACAAATAAANCAATTAACAAGTCAAGTAGGCACNGGNATGTGCGAAGACTTTNAACAGTACAAAAACTTAACAGGTATTATAGAGGGGTTGACAAGATCTATACATGTGGTAGATGATTACATAGTAAATATTGTTGACAACTTAGAGGAAGATTAAAGTGGTATTTGAACCAAGCGCAGGAAAATCAATTATGAACGATGATTGGATAACTGAAAACGGAGTACCTGATCCTGAAGTACTTCCAGAAATCCCCGGATATCACGTTCTTGTTCGTCCGTTATCAATAAGAAGAAAAACTAAAGGTGGCATACTTATGCCTGATAAGTTTAGAGATGATATTCAATACCTAACAACAGTAGGTAAAGTAATTAAAGTAGGGTCACTTGCTTATAAAGATCCTAGTAAGTTTCCAGAAGGAAACTGGTGCGAAGAAGGGAACTATGTGTGCTATGGTAAGCATACAGGACAAAAGTTTATGTATAAAGGTATTCGGTATTTGCTTATTTATGATGATCAGGTCATAATGAAGATAGAGAACCCATCCGATGTGGACCCAATGTTCACATTAGCAGCGTAAACGTAGATCGCAACTGCGGAGAAGTAAATGATTAATGATGAAAATGAGTGGGGAAATCCACTAGAAGATAGTAGCGTTGATATAGATATTGATAATACTGAGGAAGCTTTAACAGAACAAAATGTTATAGTTGAAGAAGAGTCTGAAGATGTTTTACAAACCCCTGAGTTAGAAGGTATTGAAACTAAGGGTGCTGAAAAAAGAATACGTCAGCTAATTAAACAACGTAAAGATCGTGATGATGAACTCTTAAAAGCGAAAGAAGAAATAAATCAATTACGTTATCAGATGTCAGAAGCTGGTAAGTTAAAGTTTGATTATGATGGTGCTCTAGCAGATTCTAAAGAAAATGAACTTAAATCTAATCTTGAGAATGCTAGAACTAAGTTTAAAGAAGCTTATGACACTGGAAACAAGATAACAGTATTAGAAGCCCAAGAACAAATAGCTGATGCTACGGCAGAACTGAAGTTGGTTAATCAACGTAAGGAATGGATTAAGCAACAATCAGATCAGTATTCAGCAGAACAAGAGAGAAGAGTTGAGGAATATAAAAACACACCTCGAACAGAAGTTGATCCTCTTGCAGCAGAATGGGCTGAAACAAATAAGTGGTTTGGTAAAGACAGGACAGCAACAGCAGTTGCTCTTTCTATCGATGCTGAACTAAAAGAGAAGGGCGAAGATCCTAGTGATCCATCATTTTATGCTAAAGTGAATGCTCGACTCAGAGAAGAATTACCTACGAAGTTTGGTGATAAAAAGTCGGAAGAGGAAACTCCGTCAAAACCTCGACAAGTGGTAGCAGGAAGATCGCATTCTCCTGCGTCTAGAAAAGTTAAACTATCAAAAGAAGATGTTAGTCTAGCAAAAAAATGGAATATACCACTTGAAAGATACGCAGCCGAGAAAGCGAAAGCAGAGAAATCTGATGGCGATTATACGACTGTTGTTTAACAATTACGATGCGGAGAAAATAAATGTCTGAAGAAGTTAAAACGCAAGAAACGGAAAAAGGTACAAAGTCTAAGACTCCAGCCGTTAATCCGAATATATCAAGGATGATGGAAGAAAGAGAAGAACTATCTCGTGATGCTGTCATGTCTGCTATTGAAGATAACGATTGGCTTAAAATCCCAGACTCATTAATTCGAGAGTTTTATGATGAAGGATTTGTGTTACGTTGGATCAGAATAATGTTAGACGGTCAAGAAGACTTTCAAAACATTGGTAAGAAAGAACGTGAGGGATGGACTTTTGTTTTAGCTAAAGATTGTCCAGAGTTGTCTTCTGGTTTTAAAGTTAAAGAAGATGGTTCTTTAAGTGGTTGCATATTACGAGGTGACGTTGCCCTCGCTAAACAACGAATAGAATACCATGAGGCCAAGAAAGAGTTAAAATTAAAACGTACTAAACAGATGGAAGAAGCTATTAGAAATAGACTACATAGTGATCATCCTGACCGTAGAATGCCTATAACAGATTCAAGCAAAGAGCAGGTATCAAAAGGACGTAGTCCTAAATTTGATGCTTAATTTTTAACTTTTTTCTGAAAAGGAACTACTATTATGGCTTTAGCAAAAGCATATAATGGGGCTGTTCCAGTACGCAAACGTGGTAGTTCATACAACACGATGGGAACTAATAAGTATCAAATTGCAAATACTTATGGTGACAGTATATATCGTGGTGATCTAGTCAAAGTTAGTGCTGGTTACATCCAACCTGTATCAGTTACAGCAGATCGACCAATCGGTGTGTTTCAAGGTTCTCAGTTTGTAGACCCTACCTCGAAGCAACCCACTTGGTTAAACTACTGGCCTTCTGGTACTTCATCGGCTGACGGATATGCATACGCACATGTTATGGATGATCCTGATGGTATTTATGTAATGCAATGTAATGCTACTGTTACTATTGGTGACCTTGAGAGTCAAAACTTCTTTGTTGAAGTTTCTGAAGGTAATACCTATACAGGTCAGTCAGCATGGGCAGTTCAAGTTACTTCTCGTACTTCGCTTGCAAATCCACTACGTATAGTTGGTTTGTGGGAAGTTGAGGGTAATGATTGGAATCAAGCTAATACTCGTGTATTAGTTCGTATTTCTAATCATCTTGACTATGCTGCTTCAATAGCTAATTAGGAGGACTGTTTAAATGGCTATAAATAGAGCTAGTATTGGTAAACAGCTTCTTCCCGGCTTAAATGCAATCTTTGGTTTAGAGTATGGATCAATTGATGAAGAGCATCGTCCTCTTTATGAAGTTGAAAACTCTGATCGTGCTTTTGAAGAAGAAGTCTTAATGACTGCTTTTGGTGAAGCACCTGTGAAAGCAGAAGGATCGGCAGTCTCTTATGAGAGTGCTAGTGAGAGTTGGGCAGCACGTTACACGCATCAAACGATTGCGTTAGCATTTGCTGTTACTGAAGAAGCAATGGAAGATAACTTGTATGATACTTTTGCTAAGATTAGAGCAAAGTCTCTTGCACGTTCAATGGCATCCACAAAGCAATCAAAGGCTGCTGCAATCTTCAACAACGGATTCACTGCTGGTTTAGGTGGAGATGGCGTAGTATTGTTCTCCGCTGCTCACCCTGTACAAGCTGGTGTTCAAAGCAACCTTCTAACTGCTGCTGATTTATCTGAAGCATCTCTTGAAGCTGGAGTTATCCAAGTTCAAAAGGCAGAAGATGATCGTGGTATTCTGATTGGAGCTATGCCTGTTTCATTGCATATCCCACCAGATCTTCAGTTCGTTGCTCAAAAAATCCTGAAGTCAACATTGTCAACCACAACTGTTGTATACGGTGATAATCTAGCAGGTGTTGCTGGTAACGTTGCTGGTACAACAAATACGAATGACATCAATGCTATCCGTAGCATGGGCGTTATTCCACAAGGTGACTTTGTGAACCATCGCTTCACTGACTTAGACGCATGGTTCTTAAAGACTGATGTTCCTAATGGTACGAAAATGTTTGTTCGTGCTCCTCTAGGAACAAAGATGGAGCCAGACTTCGACACTGGTAACCTTCGCTTTAAGGCTCGTGAGCGTTATAGCTTTGGTTGGTCAGATTGGCGTGGTTTCTATGGCAACGCTGGTTAGTCATTAAGTTGATGTAATATCAGGGGGATGCTTGTTAAAACGGCATCCCTCTTTTATTATAGATAATGAATGAATTTTTATAAAGGAAAAGTAAATGACTACAGCTATAACTGCCGTATTTATTTCTGCAACAGCAACTGCTACTGATTATCCTACACGTATTAGAGCGTTAAGTTGGGGAACTGCTGGAACTGCTGGAGAGCTTGTTGTAAAGAATGTTACAGGTCTTACAACAATAGGAGCAGAGCCTGTCGTATATAAACAAAAACTAGGAGTAAGTGGATCTTCTGATGTTTATATTCCTGATCTAGGTGTGCGTGTTAAAAACAAAGCACATGTTACGCTTCCGAGTGGTGGTTTTGTTACTTTGATGTTAGGATAAGATATGGACTATAAAGGTGAATGTGGGTGTATTTTTTGTCCTGTTAACTGGATAGTAAAAGCATACAACTACGTAAAAAATATAATTAAGAAATATTAGGAATTGTTATGACAGTTTCTACTAGTCAAGATTTTAATTTAGATATTGATGAAATAATAGCTGAAGCTTACGAGCATTTAGGTGGACCTCCTTTTGTTGGTAATGATGGTATTACTGCTAGACGCTCGTTAAATCTTTTACTAAGTGACTGGCAAAATCGTGGTATTCTTTTATGGACTACTGAGTTTACACAATTAGCTTTGGTAAGTGGTACATCTACATATACTATTCCAAGTACAACTGTAGCTATAACAGAAGCTGCTTCTAGAAGAGGCACTAATGATATACAGATGACACGTATTACAGCAGAAGAATATTTAAAGATACCAGATAAAACAACAACAGGGAGAACCCTGCAATACGCTACTATGAAAGGAAGAGATAATCTTTCTTTTCTAGTTTGGCCTACACCTGAAAATAGTACAGATACTATAGAGATGCATTCTATAAGAAGGTTTTTTAATTTTGATCAGTCAATAGATAACGCTGATGTGCCTTATAGATACTTGCCTTGTTTAACAATGGGGCTTGCTTATTATCTTGGTTTTAAAAGAATGGGAGTTCCGGGAACAAGGGTAGCAGCTTTGAAGGCAGAGTATGAAGCATTATTAACAAACGCTATGGCAGAGGACAGAGAAAGAGCAGCACTTCTTATAAAGCCTTCTATAAGATTTGTATAAGGAGTACAATTAGTGGTAAGAGCTTATTTTATAAGTGATAAGAGTGGATTTAGATATCCATACGAACAACGAGTAAAAGAGTCAACAGGTTTTGTTGTTGGTCCTGATGAGAGTGATGGTAACTATAATTTAGAAAACCATCCTCAAAATAAATCTCCTCGTATTAGTTCTCCTCTTATTTTAAAAGATGCTCGACCAGAAGTAAAGTTAGAATATGTGAGTAGTACTTGGACACCAGCCGATTCAACGGCTATATTAAATTACTTCCCACAGTTTACAACATCAGGAACTTAACAAGGACAAGTAGATGGCAATTACAACAGGCGTTAATAATCAATTTAAATCGGAAGTTATGTTAGCAGAGCATAATCTTCAAAGTAATACACTAAAAGTTATATTAGTTTCATCTTCTCAAAATGTTTCTGCTGGTGGACCTAATACCTACGCATCAGTAACAAGTCAGTTAGCAAATGGAAATGGATATGCAACGGGTGGTAAAACACTTGCTACAGTCTCAGTAAGCACTGTAGACTCTTCAGGAGTTGTAGACTTTGCAGATGTTAGTTGGTCTAGTGCAACATTTTCTGCAAACGGATGTATAATATATAACGATAGTCACAGTAGTAAAAGTATTATTGCAGTTTATGATTTTGGTGGAGAAAAATCTGCAACTAATGGAGAATTTAAATTAGTTGTTCCAGCAGCAACATCGGCTAGTGCGGTTATCCGATTAAACTAAATAAAAAGAAAGGCAGATAAAGAATGGCTTTCGTACTTAAAGATCGGGTCAAAGAAACAACCACTACGACAGGAACAGGACCAGTAGTTCTTGCTGGAGAGGCTGGAGGATTTCAAGACTTTAGCAGTGCTATTGGAAACACTAACACAACTTATTATGCAATAGTTCACCAGTCATTAGATGAATGGGAGGTGGGAATTGGAACGTATGGTTCTGCAAGTAATAATCTTACTAGGAATACTGTACTATCTTCCAGTACTGGATCTAGTATTAATTTCAGTTCAGGAACTAAAGATGTATTTGTAACTCTTCCTGCTTCTCAAGTAGTACATACAAGTGCTAGTCCTAGTTTTACAAACGTCAGTATATCAGGAAATTTAACAGTAGGTGGTACTGTTACCGTAACAAGTTCTGCCACGTTTAAAAATCATGTATCATCCAGTACATTAGCAGTTACAGGTATAACTAGTATTGGTGGTTCTCTTGTTGGTACATCTGCTACATTTGGAGACAAAGTATCTGTAAGTGCATTAGCAGTTACAGGTATAACTAGTATCGGTGGATCTCTTGTTGGTACATCTGCTACATTTGGTAATCATGTCTCAGCAAGTACATTAGCAGTTACAGGTATAACTAGTATCGGTGGATCTCTTGTTGGTACATCTGCTACATTTGGTGACAAAGTATCTGTAAGTGCATTAGCTGTAACAGGTATAACCAGTATAGGTGGATCTCTTGTTGGTACATCTGCTACATTTACTAATCATGTTTCATCCAGCACATTAGCTGTAACAGGTATAACCAGTATAGGTGGTTCTTTAGTAGGTACGTCTGCTACATTTAGTAATCATGTATCTGTTAACTCTTTAGCCATAACAGCAAATGTAACTGCTGCTCAGTTTTACGGGGGTGGTGCTAATCTAACAGGAGTATCAGCAGGAATAGCAACAAATGTTTCTGGTGGGTATGCTGTATTAACGTCTGCACAGATTTCAGGTAATGTTAGTATTGGTGGAGCAACTTACTTAAATAGCACATTAGGTGTCGGTGTTGCTTCTCCGTTAGGTCAAATACACATATCAAAGAACGCTATTGCAACCGTAACTTCTTTAACAGATGCAACAAATGTATCTGTAGGATTTGCTAACTCTCAAAACTTTAGTTTAACGTTGGCTGGTAACAGAACACTAAGCAACCCAACAAACTGTGTCACGGGACAAGTTGGTAGTATATTTATAATACAAGATGGAACGGGAGGAAGAACTCTTAGTTACGGAACTAACTGGGAGTTTCCAGCAGGAACTGCTCCTACCCTATCGACAAGTGCAGCAGCAGTTGATAGACTAGATTATATAGTTAGAACATCTACAGCAATACAAGCTAATGTATCAAAGGAATATAGTTAAGAATGTTTAATAATGCTTTATTAATGGCAGCAGCAGCTTCAGGTGATAGCTTAGTAACAGTAGGTAACTCTGCTTTGTTCACTGGGGCAACGCCTAATTTACAGATTACAAACGGCACACCAACGTCCACAACAAAATGGTCTTTTAGTCTATGGTTTTATCG